CTCTGCGACACACAACTCTCAATGAGAATATGTATGTACAAACCAAGGGCAATCGCCCTACGTGAATCTTACGATTTTTGTAGGACGACCATTTTATTAGTATTCTACAAAATCAAAACACATATCGCATAGAGCGATTGGTTTGCCAGAATTTTTGGCAATTTAAAAGCCTGTCGCGTTTATGTCCAAAGGCTGCGTACTCGCAGAATTTGGCACAAACACAGGCACTGGGCCCATATAGTGAGCCATGGCTGCATCATCTGAAGCCGAACGGTTAAAGAAAATCCGACGGGTAGTACCAGTCAGATTCTGAATATTCAAACCGTTTAAATGAGACATGAATATAGGCACTGTCTCAGTCACCGATGTAGGCATACCACCATTAAAAACACGGTCATAAGCCGCAGCTGGAATCCGAGCCACCACTTGGTACGAAGGTAGCCTGGCATGAAGTGCAGTGTCATACTGAACAACTTTAGGCGTAGAGGAAACAAAAGGTCTCCTATCCATGCTTGAAGGAATCTCAGTGCCAGCGAAAAACTCTGAGGCAAACTGAAAAATCTTCATGTTCACAACATTGACGCTCTCAGGGTAGGCATGAATGTCGGTTCCGCCTTTAACAAAAGCGTAACACTTAGCAAGGGCTGCACCAGGACTACCGTGAAATCTCAAATTCACAGTATTGGGATTGGTAATACTAGTACTACTTGTGGGATAATTCACATTAGCAAACCAAGGAGCAATGCGAAATCTAAAAGCATTATTTCCAGTCACGCTTAATGTCTCCTGGTAAGGTTGCATTATGATCTGTTTCAAACTAGTAATCCTCTCACCAATGGTGTGTTCTGCCGGACTAACTGTCGACGGCCTAACCAGATCACCAGATTGTATCTGAATTGAAGCGTTTGGGTGGGGAACGAAAAATGGACCTGCATAATCAGCTAGTTCAAAATCGTCTCCACCACAGACCTCAACCAAGAATGGCACGGATGTAGTAACCGTCCCAGTAGACTGCA